TTCTGCCAGATAAAGAAACCTCTTCTAAAGAAGCTGGCGTACTGACCTGCATTGTCACCGTAGAAGGAACACATTATTGTGTCAATTTGGTGTTCCTGTAGTTTTAGTTGACCCAGACCATTGTTACCGTGAGGATCATTACCCAGCCAAGGGTCAAAGTCAACCTCAGTTGACATTATGCCGAACGCCACCCAATCTGTGCCAAAAGCCGGCATATTCGGTGGCTCAGGTTGCCAGCGAGGCCTAACCAGATCGGGTGGCAGACCAGTGACCCCTGCAATGATGTCATGCAAGAAATTCTCCCATGACTGATCGTGCGGTGGTCTTGGCGTCGGCTCCGGGCCAAGATACCCTGCCTGCCTACTGTCAGGGACAAAAGGCATTAGTGGGTCCGTAGTGACCTAGCGAGATCAGACCTAATAGTCCCAGTCTGACGAGTAACAGCAGGCTTGGCACGCTCCTTGATTATTGACTGTTGCCTATCATTGACAAGCAGAGCGTTTAGTTGTGCGGCTGCTTCTGTGTGCGTCTCGATCAGTTTAGCCAAGTCCTCAGAAGAAGGACCGGTGTGATTTGCAGGTACAGCAACAGGTGCCGAACCCCGCCTACGACCACTGCCAGTCTCTACAGGTGGCGGTGGTGGTGCATCAGGATTGGGGTGACCCTCACCATTGCCATTAGTCGCCTTCTTTTGAAGAGAAGTGTAATGCTCGGCTACCGCAGCATGGTAGTCAGCATTGCGCTGTATCCGCGTCCGAACTGCACTGTGCATGAGTCTACTCCCTTGGAAAGGCTGTGCCAGTCCGTGGACTCTTGACTACTGGCTTGTCGCATTTCTGTCGCGTTCCACTTGAAGCAAGTCCTTCCACCCAACTGTTGGACTTGCATTGCCCTCTCTCCCATATCTCCGGCGGTACCACCTCGGGGGCGAGTTGGGAGGCCTGAACTTGTTAGGTCTTTCTATGCGTAAGACTATACAAGTCATCAGCAGACAATCGAACCGGTTCAGATTTTCTAGACTGTTCTATTAAGACTTTCAGTAAAACTATAAGTTTATCAAGCCTATCGATAATCTCATCAGCTTCGTTTTTAGTCATCTTAGGCACTGCCTATAGGATCTGGTATGGGAGGGGCAGGGATAGAGTCGTAAGACACAGCTGTTGCTTGAATCCAACCTCGCCCATAACCTGAATAGTCATCAAGTATACGCACAATAAACGTGGTATTGTGCCAGACAATCTGATCAGGTAAAGTTTGACTACCTGTGAGATGGTTAATAGATGAACTTTGTAGCCTGTATGGTGTATAGATCGTGATTGCTCTATTCATCATATCGGCTTCAGGCAATCTGTTTAGATCATTTGGTGATGCAGGTACTACTACCGCTAATTGTTGACTAGTGACTAACTTCATTACCGTGCGACCTTGCCCGCTCACAGTCTCTTGACGCCTGACAACAGTGATGTAATCCCAGAAGGTAGGGTCGAATGCTTCATCTACATTGTGTATTGGCATGCCTTTGCCTTTTAGATCCTATTTACAGGCAAAATGGGGACTTGGCCACTTGTGCGTGCGCGCGTATATATGCGCGCGTGTACGTTGTTGTTTAAGGTGGTGCGGGACGCTTCTTTACCACGTAAGTAATGCTGTTTATTAGCTGTGCAGTATCTATCAATGGGGTGACACCACCTGATGTTACTTCTGTATGACCTGGTCTATAATTGGCATGCCATTGCCTATAGGCCTGATTAAAGGCGGCATCCCCTGCATGCCTAGCCCTTGCTGCAACGGTGCCTGGCTTTAGTGGTGGTGGAATGCCAGCAACTATTGTCTTCTTGACCGCCGTGACAGCCGTTTGTCCTGCGGCATTCAATGCTCTATCAAGTACACCTTCATCACCACGAAAGGCAGCCTGCCCAGCCTGCACCATATACTTTGTCCACTCACGCTCAGATGACCTGACACCAGGTACTAGGAATGGACGCGCTGGGATGTTGTTGATTGGACTACCTACCTCGTGGATATAACCTAATGTTGCGTTGCTGGGTGCTTTATCACTGCGCTGATCATTGGCAGCAGGAATGCCCACCATGACATGTATATCAGCAAGGCGTTCCAGTGCCTTGGTGATCTTGTCGTAATTGTCTGTGTCATCAGGCATTAGTCCACCTATCAATACGTTGATTGAGGATGGTTAAGTATGACCGCATAGCTGACTCTTGTGAATACAAAAGGGCAAAGTCTATATGATTTAAGGCAAACGCCTCTTTACTCTTGATGAATTTTGCTAAACGCTGTAGTCTATCATTCAATTCCTGACGCTCTTCCATGACTCTGACTTGCCATTCTTCCACAATAATACTCCTCCCATGCAAGCATACCCGCGCGGCTATCATGCCCACTAAAAAGACTCCTTTTCGATTATTTTTCGAAGCGCGCGTACGCGGGATGGATGCGCGCGCGCTTCGAAACTTTAAACTTTAACCCCATAAAAGTGACTCAATCCTTCCCAGAACGCGCGGGATGCTTCATCTAACGTTATACCTTCAGGAATGACTACTTCACCTGTCTTTAGATTGACTCTTACACCACAGGGGTTAAAGGTTAACCAACTATGTTCCAAGTCATTAAACTTGAGAACACTACCAGGTTGACTTGTGTAATAGTCTGTCACACTATCACCTCAGGAAGAATAGGCTCAGCGAAGCAACGGCAATTAGGAAAGTTACCAGGGTGATGGCGCTCACCACCGGCCTCAGCCACGGGTGGGTCATCCCATGATTGTATTGTCCCTTCCAAAGCCCTGTGTTCCCGCCTAACAGCCGCATCTCTTACTGTCCTCCAGATATACTGTTCTGCACCTATGTGTTGTGCGCGTGCCTGAACAATAGCCGATTGACACTTAGCCGTTTCAGTCCGCGCAATGAGCGTGGCTCTAGATACTGTAACATTACCAGAATCCCGCACCAACTGAACAAGGTCGTCATATCTGCGTCCACCTACAACAAAGTCTTGTGTGTATTCCTGTACTCTTCTACCTGCATCAATAGGTAAAGATGTGATTAGAGTAACTTGATCATCTAACATTTGCTTGATTACCCCACCAATAGGGGCATTCTCAATCATGTTTCTTAACTCAACACCAATTTCCCTACTAAGCCTAAACCAGGCTCCTGCATCTCTACGTGAGACTTCAGCTATCATGCGGGCTGCAGTTACTCTAGCCCAGGGGTTAATCATTGCTGAATATCTACTAAGCAGCTCTATTAGCTGAGGTAAATGGTCTCTATCACCTGGGGTGAAACCATTGATGATCATGCCAATATTACGAGCAACTGCTCTTAGTTGTTGTGCATAATATCTTTCAGCCCGCCTTACCTTCTCAAAATGTTGCCGTTCACGTTGTAATTGCCTACGCTGGGTAGCGGTAGGACGCCAGCGTGAACGGGCAAGTTCTGGGGGGAGACCAACTGTTCTCATGAATGATACACTTTAAGGATCAAGAGGATAAACAACCCCGAGTCCACCACCACTTTTATACCTACCAGTATGATTGTTAATAGTTCCAATGACTGCATTATACACGAGCAACATGTTGCAAATCAAGAAACTGTTCAGCTTCTGCACGTCTTCTACCAATGATCTCAGGTGGTTTATTCCACATTAGAATGGCATCTGCTGCCGCTTCAATGAGACCATCGTTAATATGCCGCAAGAACGTGGATCCACCAAATCCACCTAAGCCAATGTTATAGGCGATCGATACTAAAGCATCAAACTGATGCTGATTAACCTCACGCTTTAGTCTTGCGGAAACACCATTCTCAAACTTGGCAATGTCTCTTTCAAAGATTTCTTCTACCTCTTCCCTGGTAATAGTCAAACCAGGAGTGACTGTTGGAGGGCCAGCCACACTGGTATGACCCACCCCAATAGTCCAAATGCCTTTGCTGTCTTGATAAGCGGTTAACTTAACGCCTTCCCGCTCCATCAAGAGGCGACGACCATTGTCTGACATCTGCATGATGAATGCCTATTTACAGGGTGTACATCGAGGTGAAGTATCCTAGCTATGCTGCGGTACTCGACGCTCCGGTAATACCGCTAGAATCGCCTGGAAAACGATGTATGAGTGAGTATTAGTAGGGAACTTAGCGACTGGGCGGTGGGAGCACCGTCATCAAGCAAATCAATGACAATAAAGTGAGGGGAATAGGCCTAGCACTAACCCAATAGAAAGTAACTATGGGATGTGTTAACAGCATCCCAAGAAAACTAAACCACAGCACCAGCACCACACCGCGTAACCAGAGTATTATAAACAACACAACAACCAACCCCATGACAATATTATCATCAACTCTAGTATACGGATTGGAATATCGGCTTTGTAGCAAGCCAACAATACAAACACCAGCACTATCTGAGAGACAAATATCAATACCAACGCATCATTCAGTACCAGGCTCATCCCACAAGGGTGAGAGCCTTATCAAAGATGGCTAAGACTTCCTCCTTGGTCCGCCTGTGTTTGTCTTGCCAAGCTATTATGGACCAATCATGACCCAAGGCATCTTGCAGTCGCATCATTGCCTTAAACCTAAGCGACCGGTAGGACTTGAAACTATCAGTGATCTCTTTCAGAGAACGGAATCCAATCGCACCCAACATACAGTACTCTTGTTGGTTGGTTCGAAAGGTACCCTTACACCACCCTGCTTCAACTCTTTCCCGCGCCAGTATCAACCTACGGGTTACCGGATCAAAGCCTGTACCATCAAACGGCATAACATTTCTCCCCTATCAAAAGTGCGGGCTACTCTTTACCGGCTCCCGCCTGCCCCTCATCATCGCCCGTCGTTTCCGACCACACAGCGGTGATATCAGACCTCCGCTCCACTTCACCTGGCGCCAGGTATGGCAGGGGCCGCCATGACATTGTTTCACTTCGGGGTTCGTCATGCTCCACTATAGGCATCACTACCTCCCAACCTAAGTCAACCAAGGTCCTCCAAACCTACCATAAGGCCAACCAAAGTAAGTTGGAAACCTAACAGGCCCAGGTACATAATGGAAGGTACGATAGGCTGCTGTTGCCTTCCAAAACAAAGCTCCAAACTGGGTCATCAAATACCAGCTCTGAGTACCTGTAACACCAGGGAATCCCTCGGAGGAAACACTTACACCGTTTACCGATTTGCTGTTAATTCTTCCCACCATTCCACTACCGCCATACCCACCCATACCAGGACCACCTGGTCCAGCAAACAGTGTTGCAATGTGAGCAGTCAACAATGCCAATAAATAGGCTCTTGTATTTAGATCCTGCTCAGGACTAGTCGCATCATTTCTAAATATCAATCCTGCAGTAATCCACATCCTTTCTAAGGCGTCACTATCTGTACCACTAAACTGAGGGAAAGCACTAGTAAATCTATCATAATCAAACTTGACAACAAATGCGTCTACTGGTGGCAAGACGGGTTCTTGCCATGTCATACAAACACATTCACCAGACTTCAATAAAATCCTTCCGTCATCTAAGGCTACTTGAGCAGTCAATACATAGATACATTGGTCAACCATATCTCCTACTAGTTGACTGGTCTTATACTGATCAAATACAGGTGTACCAATCAACCTAGACAATGGTGTCAAGTCAAGAGTCGGATCTGATGTTGGTTCAATATCAATAGTCCATAATGCTGACTGGATAACGGGACTGGTATTAGTAGCACCTGGCGGGACATTACCAATTTCATTGGTAAAGTCAAAGGTAAAGTAGTCCCGCACAGGTGCTGGGAGTATGGGTCCAAATGTTGTATCGGACGCCATTACCTATTGCCTTCCCCTTGCTCAAGGATGCCAAGCCTGAGTCTTCTGTCTACACCACCCATCTTAGCACTGGGATTATTACGGTCCAGAGGTTCTAGACCCGTAACAACACTAGTCAATTGCTTGCATTCGGTAATCAGTGTTGCCCTATCCTTATGGGCCAAGACAACCTGGTTTTTGACCAGATCACTGGTCTTATTCTGCATATGCCAGCCATCCCATACATCTTTGGGACAACCTTCTGTTATCGCATAACCACCAGGTAACAATTCAGTGACTGCACTACTGAAATTGTATGCCTGGCCTGCTGTGGCAATCCAAGGTCCGCGACAAACAAACTGGGCGCCTTCAACAGGGATGGCTCTACGCGATTCTTTCATTGTACCATCCCGCAGCGGCTCCATATATTCTTGCCACTGAAATACCCGCAAGACAATCCCTGATGGGAGCTTACAGGCGACATATACAGTGTCGCCCGTTGTTGCTCCTCTTGAGAACGGGACCGCTGGGCGCGGTGGCTGGGGCGGCGGGACTTGCATACTATCAGCCATGATTACCTTTTACCTCCTATCATTTCAAACATTGTTAGGGGGACCAGTTTCCCCCTAACTGCCTAGACACCAATCATGCTGACAACAGCTGCCGGCATCCGCACCACTGTGCCCCAAG